CACCAGTATCTCCTGTACCTTGTTGAGCGCCTTCAACACCATGTTCACCATGTAGTCCTGTTGCGAGTGACTGAGCAAATCCAGCAGGACCGGAAACACTAACAGCAGGACTATCTTCAGAAGCAAGAGCTTGAACTACATGTTCTTTTTCTTCTGGACCTAACTTATCAAAAGAAGCATTAAATTGTAAAGCCTGATCTTTAGTCATACCGAGAACATCTTCATCAGAAATACCTTTTTTATAACTTGTTCCGGGTAAACTATAAGAATTAGGACCACCAAAGAATCCATATGCAACAGGTCTATTTGGATCAGACCTTTTTGATTCTTCAATAAATGATCCATATCTTTCTCCAAAAGTTTCATTTGGATCACGGGGTACTCCTGAAAATAAAGCTTCAATAGCACCTAGTGCTGCTTTCATAGGATTAAATTCAACAGTAGGATCAATCTTATCTATAGCAAAACTTCCTAAACCAATAGTAGAAAGACCTAAAAATCCTAAAAGACCTGCAAGACCTCGACCTATACTTGTTTGACTATAATCATAAGTAGGATCAGGAGCAGCTTCAGGAGCAATAGAGCCTTCTCCTGTATCCAAGAAGGCTACTTGTATAGCCTCAAGATAGGGAGGAATATCAGCAGGTACAAAGTCGTTCATTTGATTAAGAACTTCAAGTTGATCATTCATTATATTTATCTTGTTTCCTTAATATATCATCATTGGCAAGAGTGGATTTAACCACGTCTTTCAGGTTCTTGATCGTTTCCAGTGAAGCCAGCTTCCCCTGCAAGCGGCGGAACTCCAATTCCGATGTTTCCACCCCCAATGCCTGATGCGTCCATTGGATTTGCTCCGACAGGTACGCTTCCAGAGGCTCCCATTGATCCGGGTTGTTGACCAGCAGGTGTAGATTCCGCGCTATTTGTGGGTTCATTCAGACCTCTCAGGATATCTGCAAATATTGCAGCCTCATCTGTATTATTTACAAGCTGGTCAGGATCAATATCCTGAGAGATTGCAAGTTCTCTCATAAGATTTGGAATCTTAATGAAAGGAGCCAGAAGAGGATTGGCAATTGTTTGCAATAGTGTTACAAGTCTTTGAGAACGGACTTCTTTCTGCATAACTGATGCAACGCCTCTGGGCTTAATCTCAAGATCACCCATGATTTCAGCATTGTCATCATTAAATTGCATATTCCATTGAAAGAAAGATTCTCCTAATGGTTTAAGCAAAAAGTCATCTATGTTCTTAATAACAGTTTTAATTGAGAGTCCTGCCGATCCCATGATCATAGAAAGACCGGCAGCGGTACGACCAGTTCCTGTTACACCTGTTTGCCCATGAGAGATAGAGGGTATCCCCGTCTCTTCATCTGCAAGCTGTCGTGCAGCCTGATACATTTGAAGGTTCTCAGGGGCCGTGTTGGGGAATTTAATACCGTTGACAGCAGTTCCAGTAACACCAGATTGCCGTCTGAAGATTTTGCCCGGATAAACTTCCATGTTCTGTCCGGGTACAAGTTGTGTTTCATCAATGTCAAATACCATGTTTCCAGCCAGAGCCAGATTGTCAATAGCCATTCTCATGTGGCCGTTCATGAGAAGCTGTGCATCTTCCATATTCTCCGCTACGCCCACACCAAAGAATTGATAAGGATTTAATTCATATGGGAATGCATGATAGGGAATACGAGAAGGTACGAAAGGATTAAGTACGCAACGAATAATTTTATTATTAACTACCCATGCATTAATCTGTACCGAATCCATATGAGTAATATTATCGGGAAGATCAAGACCTATCTCACGGGCGAGATGGAGGTCCAGTGTACCCCAGTATTCAAATACTTCATATCTGTTCTCTGCATAGAGAGGGTCTTCATCTTCAGAATAGATTGTATTTTCAAAGTATCTTTCTTCATACTGAGGACCATGTTCCAGAACATCTTCAATAGCATCTTCATTAAAGAAAGGTCTATTGGCAAGTTCTCTGAGTTGCTCTCTGTTGTAACGATGCCTTTGTATGACATATTCGGCATCTTCAATGTTAGTAGCGGAAGGATCAGGATAGAAATTCCAGCAGGAAACAGCTTCAATCTTTGGAACAGTCTTTATGTAAGGATCAAAAATCTTTTCTTGGTTGTCCATTCGCCAGTTATATACAGTCTTATCAAAGTTAAATGGTCCTTTGATAATGCCTGTGCCTAACAGGGAAGATTCAAAGATTGCATGTCTCAGAACATTTATTGCATTTGTATCTAGTAGTTGATCATGAATTTGTTTTTCCATGTTACGAGCAGCTATTGCTGCCGGTTCGATCTGAGGAGAACCCGGAATTACACTCGGTCCTTCTTTCAAACTTGAAGCATCAGCATATTTTTCTTTCAGCCCTCCCAGAAAATCATCAAGTTGAGACAGGGGCACATTACCTGCCTGTTGCATAACCATCTGTTCTTCCGGAGTTGCTAGATGAGCAAACTCAGCAATCCCTTCAGGAACAGGTGTGTTTGAAACTGTAATAGGAAACTTGTTATTGGCAAAGAGAATATCAGAAATCTGTCCGAAGGATGCAAGAACCTTAACTTTGGTAATTCTTACAAATACCTTGGATTTCTCTGAAGACCTATAGGTTGATGCGGTATCATAGATACCTCTGTAGTTCTTATATGCCTGTAACCATCGTCTCTCATCAGAAAGACGACCAGTTTCAGCATCAAGAAACTTACTCTTGACAAAGCCTACAAGACCGGGAAGTTCATCCTCTTCTACTTCTACAGTTTCAGGATTTTCTTCATTAGCCATAAAGTGAATTATCTTCCTTCATAAAATCAGTAGTCATTAGCTTCTTACCGGATTCGGAAGGGACATCGGCAGATTGCTTGAAAGCTACATCGGTTGGGCCTAGGAGGTCTTTCTCCAGAGGCTCACGATAAAGAGCACCATCAGGAACAGGACTCACATCTCCCTGTTTCTCGGCCATTCCTTCAAAATCTTTAGCGGTATAGGGTTTTAGATAGGGCATTAATTTCTCCTTTATTTAAGTCTTTTAGGTTTACGAATAGGTCCACCATGAGAATACATTTTCTTCATGGTACTATATTTTACGGGGCGTCTAGATACTTTACCCCCTCTCTTCTTCTTCTTTACTTTTTCAGAAAAGTCTTCAGCAGCAGTAACAATATCTTCTGCAAAAGAAGTTTCTCTGGTTGGATCATCTCTTGTATATTCAGTTAAACTTTTTCCTTCTCCAAGAGCAGCCTCTCTTTTTGCTTCATTTGCTGCATTCCAATCAGCCCAGTATTCATCTGCTTCTTCGTCACGACCTTGCATTTTTAAATCAGTATATCTGACATCTCTGTCTATTTCAGACTTAGAACGACGAAGACCAAATAGCTTTTGTCCAAATCCGGGTTCAGCTATCTTTCTGTAAGGGCTTAATTCATCTTTAGTAAATTGAACTTCAGGACTAGCTTCTTGAATAGCAGCTTGTTCCATTGCTATTCTATAGTGATCTCCATATTGTTGTGCAGGATAAGAAACAGGAGGCTTGGCAGGTACAGGCTCTCTTCTTGCAGGAATAATTTGATCTATACCTGCAATA